AGCTTGACGACGCCCGAATCGAAGTCGCGCAGGCCGTGTGCCCAAATCGCTTTCGCGCTCACGACGCCTGTGTCGGAGCCGTCAGCGCCAGCCTGGCCAGTGGCGAATTTCGACAGCCAAAGCTGACCGTAAAAGCCATGCATGGCACGAAACACCGCGTCGGCAGCATCTCCGCTGGGTTGCGGTTTGCCAGTTGCGCGGACAGCCGCGATGGCGACGGAATGCAGGTTTTCAGACATCGATGAACTCCGGTGATGGCGCGCCAAAGATGGCGCGGGCGGCGGCAGCGTGCTTTGGCTGTGGCGATGCGCGCGGCTGTTTCCCAGAACGGTCGGCATACCAGCCGGCATTGAACCCAACCCAATTTCGCTCCACGCAGTACGCGATGGCGTCGGCCAGCGGAATGCCAGCTTTGCCTGCTTCGCGGCGAATGCCCTTCAGCGCGGTGTCGGTCAGGGGTGCACGCTTGGCTTTGCGCACGGCCTGAAAGTCCTGCCAGACGCTTTCCGAAACATCGTCGGGGCGTGCGGGAGCGCGCTTGCGCGCTACACCACCGTTAGGTGGTGTTTCATGGTTAGTGGTTAGTGGTTCCTGGTTAGGTGGCGCTTCGTGCACGCCTCGTGCACGTTCCGTGCGTTTTTCTTTACGCTTCGTTTCCCGCTCTTGCGCGATACGTGCGTTTAGGTCGGCTTTTTCGCGGTACTCAAGGATTTCCTCTTGGATGCGCTTTTGCACATAGCGATCGCCTTCAAGAACAAAGAACTTGCGAAGAACGAATTCAACTGCCTCAACTTCAGCAGCAGACGAAGCCCACGCCCAATCGATCGCGTCTTCACGCGTCGGGAACTGTTCACGGTCGTAGCACGCATCGATAAGAAGCGTGTACGCTCCGTGCTGAAGCATGGACAGCCGCCCAGCCTTCTTTGCGTAATCGCCCAGGTTTCGCTTGTAGTAATGCATCACGCAACCTTGAAGAGATTCGACTTGGCGCGGTTCTTGTATGCCTTGATGACTTCAAGATTCCATGGCACATGCAGGCCACACACCACGCTAGAACGAAGCGGAACTACATGGTCTACTTCGTGACGCTCTCCGGTTGCCGCCGTCAATAGTGCAGCGCGCTCATAAATGGAGGCAATCTCACGTCTATCTGCTTGCGTGAGCCATCCTGGTGTCGCGTTGACTTTCGCGGCCCGACGCTCGTTTTCCATTGCAGTGCGCTGCGGCCTGGTTAAGGCCGCAGACCAATGGTTCTTCTTTCTCTCCTGATACGCGGCGATCTCGCGTTCGCATCTGCGGTTGATCCATCCAACAGTTGTGCGCTCAAAAAACCGATTCAGGACGTACTCGACATCCTCAATCTGATCGCGCATGCCAATCTCTCGCGCCACGTCTTGCGCGCTGCCGAAAAAAGGCCGCTCTGCAACGTAGTACGCATCCAACATGCGCCGGTACGCCAAGTCCTCCATGAGACTCAGATTGCGCGTATGGGCCGCGTAGTCGCCCACGTGAAACTGGTAGTAATTCACTACCTCACGCCTCCACATTCGCGCACAGCGTGCCAATCAACTCAAGCTGCATGAGCGCGCTTTCAACGCGCTTTCTCGGCGCTTCGGGCATGTCGTTCACAGCATCCGCGAACTCAGCGATAGAGTCGGCATGCACCACCGCCAGGATGCGTTCCACCGCGTCGTTGATGACGCTGCAAAGTTGATCTTCAAGAGACTCGCGCTTGACCGCAGGCGTCTTTCTCGCGCTGACTTCTTCGCCCGCTTCGGCTCGGGCAATCAGGTCTTTGCGCTCAGGCTCAGGCAGCTTGGCAAGCGCATCCAACTCCACGCCCTTATCCAAGCTGGTACCGGTCACACGCTCCAGGTCGTCGCCGATGGCTTCAGCGCGGGCGAGATGGCGGTTGATCGCGGTTTTAGATTCGCCGCTGACGGACGCGGTGGAAGTCGCAAAACCGTGCTCTTGCGCTGGCGGCTTGCCATATCCAATTTCAGGTGAACCAACTTGGGCCACCTGAATTCCCGCCGGATGCAGCGCCTCCCAAATCTGCTTGCGCCGCTTGATGGCCTGAGCGCGCTGACCGGCGGTCAGCTCTGCGCGGCACAGGTTCTCGTCAATCTCGATCAGCTCGGCTTGAAGATGCTCGCCGGCATCAACAATGATGGCGTCGATCTCCGTCCAACCCAGCGCACGCGCGGCGGCCACGCGGTGATGACCGGCAACGATCTGGTAGCCATCAACCGCGACGCCGCCATCCATAACGGGAACGCAGCGAACGGAAATCGGCTGGATCAAGCCAACCTCCCTGATGCTTGCTGCCAGTTTGTCAACGGCCTCGGTAATCAGTGGCCTCGGCTGGCCGCTGGCCTTGAGCGTTCGTAGTGGAATGCGCTCGATGTCCATCACTTGACCTCCAGGGGGGTTCCCCAAAGGTTCAGGCGCGTGTTTTCAGCAATCTTGATGATCTTGAGTTCGCGGCCCTCGTTCCACGCGTTCCACGCCAGCATCGGCTGGAACACCGTTTGCCTCGAAAGCCCGGAATTAAGACGCCGCTCCATCATGTCGGCGATCAGCCTGGCGCGCGCATCGTTCTTTCTCAAACCATCGTTTGCGGCAACGCCGCTCCAGAACTCTCTCGCACGTTCCGGCTGGTAGCGATAGGTATAGAGCGCGACCGCCATACATCCCGCGCCCAGCAACTTCCTTTTGATGTAGAGGTCGGCCTTGCTGATGTCGCGCTCGTATGCGGAGGCCTCCTTCTGCCACTCCAGCACCTCGTCCATCTTGGCCTCGACCTGGCGCGCGGCAACACTTTCCTCGTCGCTCCACCTACCCTTGAGCGACTGCAACCCAAGCATCAACAGCGGAACCGCGCGATAAAGCGCAGTGGTCACCTGCTTGGACAGCTTCACGCGTCCGGACAGATTCGCCGCATTCAGCATCTGCTCGGTCGTGCGCACCGAATCAATGCGATCGAAGCCGGTGAACAGAGCGGTCACTTGCGCATCGTTCGATGCGTCATGAATGATGATGCGCACCGGCATAGACACCTGATGCTCCGCAATCGCTTTCAAGCGATGCTGCCCGTCGATCAGCCACAACGTGCCGTCCGGGAGCCGTGCGAACGTAATCGGGAATGCGCTCGACCAGTGGCCGGAGCGGATCAGCAGTAACCGTGACGCGACGCGCGTCTTATCAATCGGGCGCTGGCGCGGGAAGTTCAGCTCATCGATGATTCGCTGGGCGATGCCCGGAGCGAGCATTACGACGCCGTTGGAACTCCTTGCCAACATAGATGTGACAACGGATGCAGTAGAACTGTCCTGCACGTTGACGGACTCTTTACGATCAAATAAACTCAGCATTGCTTTCTTCCTACGAACTAGCCCGGTTGCCGCCGGGCTTTTTTGTGGCCGAATGAAGGCGCCGGCCACACGCGCCACTCATTCGGCCGCCTTCATCCGCTTGCGCCCAACATCCCCGCGCCTGGTGCCGATCTGGTAATACCCAGCCGACATGGCGCCCTTGGCTGCGGGAAGCTCAGCTATTTCGTGGGCCTGGCCGGCGACAAGTTCTTTGGCCGTCTTGATGCGGCTCAGCGCGGCACGCTTGCCGTTTGTCAAGTCGATCTGCTGCTGGTAGCCTTCGCGCCAGTAGAAGGCGCTGGTACGGGCTGCGGGGGGGTGCTTCATGCGGCTTCCAGCAAATCGCCCTGCTTGATGGCGTTCTTAAGGTTCGCAACCGCCTGCTTGTAGTAGCTGGCCTTAAGCTCAGCGCCGACGAACCTGCGCCCCATATGCACGGCCACATGGCCCTCGCTGCCGATGCCTGTAAACGGCGAAAGCACCACGTCGCCGGGTTTTGTCCACAGACGAATGCCTCTGCGAATTACCTCAAGCTGAAGCGGACAGATATGACGTTCATCGTCGTGCTCGCGGGCGCTGGCGTATTGCAGGGTGTCGTTCGGGTTGATGTCATCCCACACCGGGCTGGCAAGCTTCTGCCATTCGCTGACGGGAATTTCCTCGCCGTGGGCCACCTTGTCCTGAACATCGCCCGGAGCGCGCACGGTCACCAGATAGTCGGCAATGCCCTGGCGACTCATGGTGGCATTGGTGCGGACGGTCTTGTGCAACAGGCCAAGCGCCTTGGTGCGCTGCATCGCCGTTACAGGGTCTTTCCAGATGGTGACTTCGCTGGCGTAAATGAAACCGTGCTTTTGGAATGCACGAATCAAGTCGCCGCGAAAATCCTTCAACCCGATGTAGCCGTCACGCTCCTTGCTGGTGGGCAGCATCATGCAGTGGAAGCTGACGTTATGACCGGGCTTCATCACCCGCGCCAGTTCGGCCACAAGGAAGCCGAAGTGCTCGAAGAACTCCGCATCCGTGCGGCAGTTGCCCATGTCACGCGGGCTGTTGCTGTAGGTATACAAACTTTGGAAAGGCGGAGAAAAGATGCTGTAGTCAACGGACTTGTCAGGAAGTCCTCTGATGACCTCCACGCAATCTCCGTGGTACACAGAGAAGTTCTTGCCGTGCGATTGGTCAATGCAATTCATGCCACATGCCTCCAATATTTCTTTTGAACGATTTGATAGGCGGTGCAGATAGCAATGCCGTGCTTCGCCGCGAGCTTTGAGTATGAAAGTCCAGATGCACGGTCGGCGCGCAGTTGCCTCACACCGTCCTCTGTCATCTTGTGACCTGGATGGTCTTCACCGCGAACCATCAATTCGTTATCGGCAGCGTGGCGCATGTTTTCCGCGTGCGTCACGTACTCAAGATTTGATGGCCTGTTGTCGGTCTTGATTCCATTGATGTGATTCACGCTCGCGCCTGTCGGCTTGAGCCCGATGAATGCCATGGCCACCAAGTCATGCACGTAGAAATGCACGTTCTTCCCGTTCACTGTCGGGTGAACAGCCTCATATCCGATTGCCATCAATGATGGTTTCAGCAGTCTTCCAGCCCATGTCTTTCTGCCGGCTGCCGAGCGACGCACGCGGCCCGCATCTGACACTTCGTAGTTAGTCACGCACGGCTTCCATATCTCGTTCATACCGCCTCCGTCTGAAGCCACGCAGGGACAGCCATCGCGCGGGAGTTGTTGTAGGTATTGGTGGATCGCTGAGCCCCCAGCACTTCCGAGCGAACTGCCTCGTTCGTTTCGGCGCTCAGCTCCTTTGCCATCGCGTCGGCAATAGCCTCCTTGCGACGGATATTGGCAACGACACTGCCCTCAGACTCCGATGCAATGACGTGCACATTTACGGGCTTGGTTTGCCCAAAGCGCCAGCAGCGACGGACGGCTTGGTAATAGGCTTCGTAGCTGTCCGTGACACCGACGAAAGCAACATCACGGCAGTGCTGCCAGTTCAAGCCCCAGCCTGCGATAGACGGCTTGGTAATCAGGACGCGAATGTTTCCAGCGGCAAAGTCAATCAGCCGCTGCTCTTTCACGTCAGCATCGTCAGAGCCGCGAATCTCCACAGCACCAGGAATCGCCTTACGCAGCGCATCACCCTCTGCATTCAAGTCGCACCAGACAATCCATGGGCGGTCGTTGCTGTTCACCAGATCAGCAGCAGCCTCTACACGGCCATCAATCGACTGACGGCGGGCATCACGGCGCGCTGACAGGTCGCCTGCCTCCATCGGGAAAAGAAACCCGGCCTCATTGGCCGTTTCCATGCACGACTCAACCGTGTGCTGGTGAACGCGAAGCGGCGGCAGGTTGTAGCGGCCATCATCAAAGCCCAAGTCCGATGGCTTGCGAATCATCGCGCCCCAGGTTGCCACCCACTGCCAAAAAAGATGACGCGCATGGCCCTTCAATCGCCACACCTGAGTCTCGCCGCCGTCATGACAGAAATACTCAGCCAGCATTTCCGCGCGGCTGCAAATGCCCAGGAACTCGGCATGTGTGCCAAGCTCAGTCCAGTCGTTCGGCGCTGGTGTAGCCGTCGCACACAGCTTGTATGGCGTCGTGCGGAAGGCGTCTGTCAGGCTCTGGAATGTCTTTGCGTTGTGGTGCTTGATGACGCTCGATTCGTCCAACACGACACCAGCAAACCGGCTGCAATCCAGCTTGTGCAGGCGGTCATAGTTGATGATGTTCACGCCGGGGCGAACATCCTCAAGCTCTCGGCAGTGCGTGACCTGGACGCCAATTTCAGCGCCCTCTGCCACGGTCTGCGCGGCCACGGCCAGCGGCGCCAGAATCAGCACGTCGCCGCCAGTCTCCCGGTGCACGGTATCGGCCCAGGCCAGTTGCATCCGGCTCTTGCCAAGCCCGGTATCGGCAAAGATGGCAGCCGAGCCACGGCGC